GGGGGTTCAGCACCTAACTGTTCGAGCCGAGTCAACGCGTTGATTTTGTTGGGGAATATGACTTCATGAAGTCTTCGGGCAGGAGTTGGGGACCTAACTCTTATTTGCGCGTAACCCGTTGATTTCATTGAGTGCACAGTTGGCGCTGTCATATGAGTCAGGCCTCACTCATATGAGTTAGGTCGTCTTCCGGCCCGTCCTGGTAGACCCAGACAGCAGGGTTTTCGACCTGAAGGCTGAGCCCGGACTGGGGGCATTTGAAGTGGCTGGGCAGGACCGGACGGGCGGCCGTAGTGACCTCGCCAGTGGCCGGATCGACCTCCTCGACCGGCAAACCGAACTGCATGCCTTCGACGCAGAGATAGCCGAACCGTGACCGGGTAACGGGGAAACCAAAGCCCGAAGGGTCGCGCAGGAACTTCACGAAGCCCTTGGTGGCGAGCACAGAGAGGCGCTCGCGAATGGTGTGTTTGCTGCCCAGACCACCCCGGTTCTCGAAGGTCTCGGCGAACTGCATGGCGGTGTAGAGCCGTTCGCCCGCCGCCTCATCGAGGAGCATGCCAAGGATGACATCGTGCTTGCGCAGTCGTTCGGCGTCGAACTTGGCCCCGACTTCCTTGCGAACCAGCCGCTCGTTCATTGGGTTCAGTTCGACCCAGCGACCCGCCACCTTGTCGATCAGCTTGCCCGGCAGTGCGGGGCCGTTGCGCAGCTCGATTTCCAAGCGGCGCTGGGTGCTGTCCTCGTCGGGCCGGTGCATGAGAAGACCCGAGGTGTAAAAGCCCCGCAGCGCGCTGGCGCCGGAGAGGGCGAGGAAGGGGTCGTCCTTGACCTGGTGTTTGGCGGCCTTGCGTGTGTGGTGGGCGAGGATGACGCCCGCGTCCGGATTGACCGCTTCGCGCAGAACCTCGACCCGGTCCTTCAGGAAGAACATCATGGCGGTGTTGTCGTTTTCGCCGCCGCCATCCGGGCCGCCATCGAAGAGGTTGCGGATCGGATCGATGACGATGACGTCGGGCGGTGCATCCGGGAATGCGGCCCGGATGGCCTCGACGATGCGGGTAACACCGTCGGCATCCAGCAGCAGTTTCAGCTTTGGGGTGGCGATGAAGGTGTCGCGCGCGGCGGCGATCACCCCGGGTGACAGGCTGATCTGCTGCATCCGCTCGCGCAGGTAGTGATACTGGATCTCCGCCTGCAGATAGAACACGCGCAGCGGCCGGGGTGGTGTGAAGCCGAGGAACGGCACCCCCGCGGCCATGTTGACAAGCCACGAGATCAGGAAGTCGCTCTTGCCGACCTTGGGCGCTCCGCCCAACACCAGCAGCCCGCCCGGCGTCAGGACGCGCGGCGCGATGATGTCATCGGGCATCGGGCTGCGATCATCGAGCAGTGCGCCAAGACTGAAGGTTGGCAGCGGGCTGGCGGGGGCGTTGATGCGTGCCGCGCGAATGAGCGGCGGGCCGTTGCGCTTCACATGCAGTGCCCAGAGGCGTTCGGCCTCGGCCTGAAGCCGATCGAGCGGCCATTCGGGGCGCAGCATGGCAGCGTTGTAGCCGCAGATCGCCTCCCAGCCTTCGGCAGGGTCAATGCGGCCATCGTGGACCAGGCGGATGTAATGCCCGATGGCGGCGCTCGCCCCCTGAAACCGCGACCAGTCATCCACCGCGCCTTCGCGCACTGGGGTGGTCAGCACGGCATCGACGCCCGGTTTGACGGTGGACAGCGGCGCGCTGGTCATGCCAACGCCCGGCAAAGGCGGCATGTCGGCCACCCGTTCGGCGAAATCTGAGAGATCGACTTCGACCGGGTTCTGGTCGCGGATCTGCACCAGCCGCTGATGGCCGTGCTTGTGATAGACCGTGCCAGCGACACGGATCGGCTGGTGTGCTGATCGGAAATGGGTGTCGCCGCCGACCTTGATGGCGATATCGCCGCGCAATCGGCAGAGGCTGGCAAGATCCTCTCCCTCAGCGGGTTCGGTCAGTTTCCACCAGACATGCAGCTTGGCAGCGCCCTCGGGCGTGCGACCGCCGCTTTCCACGATCAGGGTGGGCGTGCCGAGGTGGCTGACGATGTGATCCAGCTTGGCCGGGATGTCGCCCGCATCCAGATCAACCACGAGGGCCTGCATCTGCAGCACTTCGGCGGCGCGGGCCTGACCTTGTTCAGCGACCGTGCCGGGGATGACATAGACTGCGGCACCCTCGCGGTTCGCCCATGCGGCAAAGGTCGCGAGCTTTTCGCGGGCGGTACCATCGGCCGCGATCCAGATGTTGTGGGGCTTGCCGTCCCGGCCCTGACCCTTGTCGACAAAGCCGCGCAGTGGGATCAACCCCTCGCACCAGCTAAAGACGACATCGAGGAAGTTGGCGATCTGATCCGGGTCGGGATCACAGCCGGACGGGGTAGCGGTCGGCGGCCCGTCGTTGAAGTCCGTCCAAGGGTTGAAGTGCACGATGTCGCTGGTCAAGGCGCGAGGCTCCAGCAACGTGCCGCCCAAGGGCAGAAGCGGCATTCGAAGAAATCGGCACTGGCGGCAATGCGCGGGAGCAATTCGCCCGCATCGGTCGCTTGCAGGATCCGCACCCCGCGATCCGACATGCGCTGCGCAAGATCGGCATCGAAGGGCACCAGCTCGTGGTGCATCTCAGCCGTGTCCTTGTTGATCGCAGTGAACACGGCGGGCGCGGCGCTGATGCCGGGTACGCTGGCTTCCATGTAGGCCTGATAAACGGCGATTTGCGCGGCATAGACGGGTTTGGATTTCGTGACGCCGTCCTTGACGCAGGCGCGCCAGTTCTTCGCGTTCATCGTCTTGCATTCCCAGAGGGCCGGAACGGCCAGACCGAAGTCCTCGGGCCCGGCCGCGATGATGCCGTCGACATGACCGCGGATGCGCCCGCCGGCGACGGAGAACCCGAACTGGCCGCCATCGGGCCGGTTGCCCTTGCGGGTGTAGAGATCGAACCCGGCGCCGCGCAGCCAAGCAACGGCCAGATCCTCGAGCGCGTGGCCGATGGCGAAGATCCGCAGCGATTGGCCGCTGAAATCCTGGCCCTCGTCCTTCTGCGTCACCGTGAACTCGAACTGAAGGGCGCGCTCGCAGGCATGGCCGAGGCGGGATCCACCAAGATAGTCACGGGGTGTGCGCGTCGCCTGATCGGCGGTCAGGGCCTGATCGACGGTGGCATTGACCTGGTCAGCGAAGCTGGGGCGGTGGTTGAAATCCAGTGTCAAAACGGCACCTCTGGCGCATTGGCTTTGGCGATGTCGGACATGGCCTCGCGGAAGCCCTCGACGGACTCCTCGATCAGGGCACGCACTTGCGCCTCGGTCAGACCACCCAGAGGGGTGGCCCAGCCGATCTCGTCCATCAGCAAGGCGACGCGCTTCATGGTAGCGGCGATGGCCGCGCGCTCTTCATCGGTCAGGTCAACCATGGCCACACGCTCCCGCGCCAAACGCGTCCAGTAGCCTTGGCAGGACATCGAGCAGAACCAGACCGATGGCCGGGGCCGCTTCGAGCGGTGCGGATCGAACCAGCCAAAGCCACGGCTGGGTTGCCGGCAGACAGCACAGAGCGTTCCACGCGGATGCCAAAGCCGCCGCCGGTCCTCGGCCGTGATGATGGTGATGGATGTCATGGGTCATGCCGCCCTCCGTTCGGGGCTGGCCGCGCTGTCGATCAACTGGCGGATGGCGCGCTTGTTGAAGCCGAAGGTCATCAGCGCGGAGGCGCGGTAGCGCGTCAGGCCGAAGTCATGGCGGCACTCGGGGGCCAAGTATTGCAGCTGCTTCTCGGTCGGCGGCTGGCGCAGCCAGGAACGCGTCTTGAAGGCGCTTTCGTCGGTTTCGTGGGTGTTCAGCCAGTCATCAGCCTGCGCGAGGCAGACGGTGCGTTCGCCGACACCCAGCAGGTGCGGGCGTTCGCCCTTGCCGCCGCCCACGGCGTACCAGACCCCGTCCAGCCAGAAGATGCCGCCCCAGGCCGTGAAGCCGGTGGCCATCATCGCGTCGTCGGTGCCGAAAAGGTCGACCCAGGCGAAGCTGGACCGTTTCAGCAGGTCGATCTCGGTCATGATGAAACCCGACAGCGGGACCGTGCCACCGCCGTCTCCACCGTCTTCGTCCTCCCGCGGGAAAACCTCGCCACAGAGCGGGCATTCGGTTGCAGCCAGCGGGATTTCAGCGCCGCAACCGGGGCAGGACTTGGTCGGGGCCGCACCAGCCTCGGTCTTGCCGTCCAGATCGACATCCTGTTCCAGCGTGCCGTGGATCAGGCTGGAAGTGCCGAAGTCCAGCACGACGCAATCGGTTTTCACGATGCCGGGGTGTTCTTCCGGATCCACGATGCGCAAGCCACGCCCGACCATCTGGATCATGGTGGACTTGTAGGAACTGGGGCGCAGCAACACGACACAGGAGGTGGGCGGGTGATCCCAGCCCTCAGTCAGCACCGCGACATTGACGATGACGCGGATGTTGCCCGCCGCATAGTCGGCAAGGATGGCCTTGCGGGTGTCTGACGCCAGATCGCCGTGGATCAGCGCCGCCGTGATCCCTGCCGCGCGGAAGGCTTCGGTGACGTGTTCGGCGTGGGCGACGGTGGAGCAGAAGATGACGGTCTGGCGGTCGCATGCCTTTTCCTTCCAGTGGCGGATCACCTCATCGGTGACGGGGGCACGGTCCATGATGCCCGCCACTTCGGCCATGTCGAAATCCGACAGGGTCTTGCGGACCGACCGCAATTCGTCCTGCACGCCTACGTCGATAACGAAGGTCCGGGGCGGCACCAGATGGCCCGAGGCGATCAACTCGCCCAGCCGCACCTGGTCGGCCACGTTGTCGAAAACCTCGCGCAGCCCCTTCTTGTCACCCCGGTTCGGCGTGGCGGTAACCCCGAAAATGCGGGCATCGGGATTGGCTTCGCGCACCCGGTCGATGATGCGGCGATAGCTGTCGGCAACCGCGTGATGCGCCTCGTCGATCACCAGCAGGTCAAGGCGCGGCATGTCGGCGAGATTCGATGTCCGTGCCAACGTCGGCACCATGGCGAAGGCGACCTGACCGCCCCAGGACTTTTCGGTGGCGTCGATCACCGAAGTGGAAATCCCCGGCACCACCCGCTGGAACTTGGCGCGGTTCTGGGCGGTCAGTTCGTCGCGGTGGGCCAGCACGCAGGCCTTGGCACCGTCGCCGATCATTTCGCCGGTGACCGCT